CCAGAATTTATGTTAATTGTAATATCGTGAGAATTATCTAGGTCTCCGGTTTGCATCGCATAATCACCGCTTCCTGTGACAATCGCGCTTACGTTGACGATTATTGGAACGCCAGAGCCATCAGTAAGACCAGCCGCAACAGCGGAGGTCTTCACGTTGTAATTGCTTGTATTTGCTGAGACGTTAAGAACCATCGCCGCCGTTGTTGAATAGAAATCAGCGAAGTCGATAGCGCCTGATTCTGGAACGGTGCTGTTGTTAGTTCCAACGTAGGTGCCTCCCCGATAGTATTCAGAGAGGGAGTGGGGCGTGTCGCCGCCAAACTCAGTGGCAATCTCGTTGAGAGTAATCGCGCCGGATGCTTGTAATGCCATCTGCTGCTACTCCATTCCCACTGTTGGGCTTCCCCAGCCTGATTTCTTGAGGTCACGAACTTCGGCCTTCAATTCCTTTACTGCTTCGATGAGCAGCCCAACCAAGTTCTGATACTGGATACCCACATTGCCGCCATGTGCCGAAGTGACTTCAGGAATAACCTGAGATACTTCTTCATAGATAAGCCCCTGACTTTTCTGACCGGTTTCTTTCCATGTGAACGAGACACCTCGTAACGCCTCGACCAGTTCGAGAGGGTTAGAGATTGTTTCAATGTCAGCCTTTGCCTCTGCTGACGAATACGCGGTGACGTTACCTGTCGCGTAGATGTCTCCACTAACGTGCAGCTTGTGGGATGGGGATGTTCCAATTCCGACATTACTTGATCCGTCGATTTGGATTACGTCACCTGAAACTTGAATTGCAGTCTTATTTGTCAGAGCCATCGTTTTCCTCCAATTCTTTAACTTTAGCTGATAGGGATTTGACGGCTTCGATTAGCACCGCGACTGTATTCTGATACGCCACACCAACGTGACCGCCATTATTGCTAGTCAGTTCTGGAATGACTTCTTTGACCTCTTCGTAAATCAGCCCGACAGATTTCTTGCCGCTGTCCTTCCAATCGAAGGATACCCCGCGTAATTTCTCAACGATGTCGAGAGCGTCTGGGATTGTCTCAATGTTGTCCTTGGCTACAGCCGAAGAGTACGCCGTGACGTTGCCAGTGGCATAAATATCGCCGCCAACATGCAACTTATGGGTGGGGTTCGCTTCACCGATTCCCAAATCACCGGCAGAGTCGAGGCGCATTTTTTCAGAGAATGTGAAATTACCATCACGACTAATTGTTCCAAACTGTATTGCCTGATCGTCTGCATAGTATTGTCTGAAGATATTAGACAGAGCGCCAAATCCTGCACGGCTGTTGCCAGTGTTGACGATGTTTAATTTTCTCTCGTACCCAGTGTTTTCACCTGACCCCAGATCGACAAGACTTTCGGTATCAGGTGAGGCTTGTGATATTCCGACCCGACCGCTGCTATCGATCCGCGCACGTTCTGTTGAATCTGTTTCAAAGACAATGGCCTTTCCGGCAGCACCGCTTGAGGTTGTGCTGATGAGCATATTGCCAGCTTGAACGCTGTCTGTTGGCGAGTGCATCTCAATGCGGCCAGTTTCAGTACCGCCCTCGCGCATTGAAATTTTTCCGGCGTGAGTTGCGTCCCATTGCAGCCGTAAATTTGTATCTGCGGCTGATTTATATAAGTGCAACGTGTCGCTTGCGGCGACCCCAACACCAACACCTGAGTCATCGACTCGAAGACGTTCAGTTCCATCGGTCGTAACAGCAATAGTGTTGTCAGCTGGGCTGTAGAGACCTGTGTCAGTATCGTCGGAAAATGCAATCGACGGAGCGCCAGCAGAGCCGTCAGCGGCACCCGAAAGTGATCCAGCCGCACCTGTGTCGCCTCTAGGAATTGTAAAATCGAATGTCGCGGCTCCGCTCGAACCTGAGTTTGTGACTGACACGGATGATCCAGCGGTGCCTGTCGTAACTGATCCGACCGCGATTGTCGCCGCCGCGCCAGTAGGCCCGGTAGCACCAGTCATGTCAGCAACTTCACTCCATGAGCCAGACGCCTTCTGGAAAACTTTATCGTCGTCAGTTTTGAAATAGAAGTCGCCGTCAAGTCCGCCGCTTGGGCTTGCCGTACCGCTAGTCCATTCAGACCCTCTGGGTATTCCAAAGGTCAGCGCATGACCGCTGGCAGAGACCGTTGCATTGACGCCCGGTGCCAGTGTGTTCGTAGCAGCTACGGTAGGATTAACCCCCGTGGCCTGTGTACTTAGCTGCATGACCTCGATGTTGTTTGTGCCTGTCGGTGGTGCTTCCGAGAACGTCAGCGTTGTTGAACTGATGCTGTAGGTGTTCTTTTGCTGGTAAATACCATCGACATAAACAGCGGTATTGTTTTCAGTTGTCGGGGCAGCAGACATCGTGAAGGCCGTCTCAGACCCATCACCACTAAAGTTATCGACTGTCTGCAAACCAGCCGCGCTTGAAGCCGCCTGAATATCGGAGATATTGGTCGCGCATGTGTTTATGTTGCCAATGTTTGTTGCGGCAGTATCCATGTTGGTGACGTTAGCCGCTGTACCAAGGGTATTCATATCGCTGACCACATCAGCCGTTCCGAGCGTATTTAAGTCACTTACAACGTCAGCCGTGGCTAGGACATTCATGTCCGCTACAACATCAGCTGTTCCGAGAGTGTTCATATCGCTAACCACGTCCGCTGTTCCGAGCGTGTTCATGTCGTTCACTACGTCGGTCGTAGCGAGTATCGCCATATCAGCGACAACGTCTGTCGTTCCTAAGATCGCCATGTCCGCGACAGCGTCAGCGGTTCCAAGTCGTCCTATTTCTGTAGCCTTACCAGCGACAACACCAATGTCCGCCGCGTCACCAGCGACAGCCGTGATGTCTGAGGAGATACCAGCAGTAGTCGTTATTTCCGACGATATGCCAGCAGTAGTCGTTATTTGCGACGATATGCCAGCCAGCGTGTTCATGTTCGTGACGTTCGACCCTGTCGCGAGAGTGTTCATGTCGGATACGATGTCAGCCGTAGCTAATGTATTCATATCGCTTACGACGTCAGCAGTACCTAATGTGTTCATGTCATTTACGACGTCGGCTGTGCCGAGGGTATTCATATCGCTGATAGCGTCGGACGTACCTAGAAGCGCAATCTGAGACGAATAGGGGGCAAGCGTACTGATGTTCGTCTTATCAGCTGAAGTTAAATATGTGGTCTCAATCCAGTTCTTCGTGGCCGCATCTTGAGCAGACGTCGGGTCAGCAAGAGCGGTGAGGCGTTTACTCTGCCCGTCCCATTGGTTGTTTGCGTCACTGACGTTCAGCACAAGTTCCTTAACGTCGTTCGCTTCTTGGCAAAGAAAGAACGCTTGCTTGCTGTCGGTGTCGAGAATTGTTTCGGACAGGATTGAGCCGGTCTGATAGTCCACCAGTCTCGTAGACGGTGAGGTTTCACGGGTAATGATGAGGTCGGAAGCCGCCGCTGGCATTGAATCCATTTGGATTCGAGTGTCTGTCAGCCATACAAACGAGGTCGTGGCAGAGCCATCAACCTTAACGATCACATGGGTTTTATTGATATAGGGAAAGGTAACATCGAACTGGTCTGTCGAACCGTCCAGATTCAGATGTGCGATTCGAGCATTAGCCATGTGTATACCTCATTTCATTATTGATCTGCTATTCGATCCCCAACTTGTTTGATGATTTGGTACGGTAAGAGTTTCATACCGTGCTTTTGGATTTGGTCAGCGTCTCCATAGGTTAATCCATAACCAAGACCAAAGAGGTCGCTGATCGTGTTGCCAGACGGTCCAAACATAAGACCAAGCTGACTGTTCTGTGTGGCATAACGAGACGGTGCGGACTTCAATCCAAAAGCCACGTTAGCCAGACTAAATGCACCAGAAGCCGGGACTGTCAGGTACATCAAGTACCCGGAACGGTCCAAAACGTCGTAAGCCCATTCACCAGCATTTCGTTCTTTTATCTCGCCGGACCTGAGTAAGTCCTTGGCTCCGACGACAACGGTTCCGAGGCCAGCTGCCAGACCCATCGACATAACAGCTGTCATATCGTTGTACGAGATTCCGCGCTGTAGGGCGGGGGTGATAAAACGATTAAGAACAACGAACCCATAGGTTTGAAACTGCATCAGCGTTTTACCCCAACCCTTCGACATGAAGAGGGGAGTCTCGCCAACACCCGGCGTCATCACGCCACGGTTTGCCACACGTTTCAGTGCGAACAGGACGTCATCATAGGCTTGGTTGCCAATGTCGCCGTCGTCGAGCCATCGGCCCATTTCGAGTTCGTAGATACCGTCAATCTTTTCTGGCTCGTATTTAGCCATCATTTTTGCAATACGACGGGCCTGATCTTCACCAATTCCAACGCTTGCTAACTTGCTGATTTCTAATTGTGCCGCTTTATCTCCGGCAGAAGCCTTCGCCAAAAGGTCGTCATAGCGTCTCATCAACCCAACAAGGTTATGCTGCATCTCCATCATTGCCATCGCTTTGAGACGTGTGTTCCACCAGATCATCCCAGACATAACTGAACCAGCATCACTTAATCCTTGGACCACACGGTCTGCGCTACTTGTCAAACCGTGCTTTATGCTGCCCATATCACCAATGCCGGACATATCGCGGATGTCAGAAACGTCAGCAATCTTGAGAGTTCGGCTGTTATGGAGAACACGTTCAGAAATAGTTGCAAGGCGTTTGATTTCGTCTGACCTCATCCCCTTCATAGCCTGACGTACTGCTCTCATGTTCTGAATGGATAATGCGTGGAATCCACTCGTTAGAGCGACAGAAGCCGGGTCAGTTAAGCTAGAGATCAGGAAGCCTGTGCCGTACTTAATGAAGTTGAGGGCGCGGAGTTTCTGTAATGACCAATGGACAAATCCTTCAGGGTCATCTGGTAATCCGTGCTGGCCCAACATTCTTTCCCAAGAGCCGCGAATGTCCTTAACCATTCGTTCGCCTTCTTTTTCTAGCTGCTGCGCTCGTTTCTCCGGGTTCTTTAAGTTCTTATTGTTTCTGGCTTGGGCGGCTAATGACGTGTATTCGTCACGGACCTCTCCAATAATACGGTTTGGGTTCTCCGCTCCAAAAACCTTCCGCATTGCTAAACGTGTCGCAATGTCTTGGTGAGCGGTGTACATGACGCCCCAAAGATCGTTGCGAAGTAGACCTAGTGAGATGGCCTCACGACGCCGTTCGTTAGTCAGATTGATTTGACGGTCTTTAGTTCGACCAGAAGCAAACACTTCGGACTCAAGGATGCCGCGAGGTAGTTTGTTTTGCTTACCCAGTTTGTCTACGAGTTCTTCGACGTAAAGGTGGACGGGGAGTTTTGCGTCAGTCCGGCGTACCTTTTTCTTCCCTTTCTTAACTTCTCTTTGAGCCGCACGTTTAGCTTTATCAGCTTCCTTCTTAGTCTCTCTCAGCTTCACTCGTCCTTCACGGACTCGGACGACTGCTTCAGACGCCGCACCAACAGCTTCATCGAGCTTGCTAATTCGGGGGTCGAGACGGTCCAGCCGTCGCTCCACGCGGTTTGTTTGTCTGGCAAGCATCCGCTGACGCTCTCTGAGTTTATCCAATGCACGGCTGTAGACCGGTTTGGTTGCAGCATCAGCGACCGCCGCATCGAGTGCGTCATCTGCGACCATAGCCAATTCGTTATCGGCTTCAGTCAGCAGCATCCGCGCTTCTTGAATGTCAGCGTGTGGTGCGCCACCAGCTTCGTTCTCCAAGTGCGACAGGAGACCTTCAGCCCCCTCGACATCTTGAGTTCTCTCGGCTGTGTACTTCCGGGTCCAGCGTCCAGTCTCGTGGAACTGGTTCATCCGGGCCTCTTGCTCTGCTTCGAGACGTCGGATTTCCGTATCGACAGCTTGACGCTCAAGCGACAGCTTTTCGCGTTCCGCTATTGCACGGTCGCGTTCAGCAATACGATGCTCCAATATCTTTTTGGCCTCATCGACAGACGCCTTTCGGTAGTCTGTTTCGGATCGACGTAGGTCTCTACTAGCCCAAACGGCTTGTTTCCGAGCGGTATCTAGTGCTGCTTCCGCAACTTCTAGTGCAATCTCCGCTTCCATTACCTGACGGTTGTATGTATCGCCGGACCACTCTTCGAGAATTTCTGTTCTCTTATCGAGGCCACGTTCGACATTAAACACCTCGTCGCCAATCTTAACTTCTTCACGTCCCAGCATGGCGAACTGATCTTCTGTTATTCCAAACTCGTCCATCAGGAAACCGTTTGGATATTTTGCCGTTGGATCGTTACTAGGCTTATCGAGAAATTCTTCCATAAAGAACGCGACAGCTTTTTTGCGATTAACTCCGCGCATTGCTTTCGGGTTCCACAGTTGAGCGAGACCATATTTGTCGCCCATACGCTGACTTTCAGTAATCATTGGATTGCCATTTTCATCGACGGCGGCAACCATCAAGTCTTCCATTCTCTTATTCATTGCGTGGATTTCGGCTGCTTGCTCTTTAGCTTCGGCAAGAATCCGTTCAGCCCCGGAGTCACCAAAACGGTCTCGGAGACTTTTCACTGTTGCATCATCGACGTCGTCGAATATTGATTTATAGACGATGTCTTGCCACTCGAAGTCCTCGAAGTGTTTACCCTTTGCAGCACTTTCGGTATCTCGACCGCGCACGTTGTCAACAGCCTCACCAACAAACCTCCCAGCTTGTCGGGCTTTGTCGCCTAGCCTTTGAACCGTCATGTTCGGAACGCCGCCGGTAATCTCTTCGAGTTCTGGTCGAAGTTTGTCCCAGCGAGCAACTGAGTTGAAGAAAGTGTTTTCGTAGTCCATCATAAACATACCTATCCAGTCTTCGACTGAATCGACCCGCTGACCAGCAGCCATCGTGTCCGTTAAAATGCCGCCCGTATCGAACAGCTTCAGACCGACCTCACGGGCTTTTGAACCAGTTGCATATAGCATCCGACCTACTGGGGTTGCTTTGTTGAGCAGCTTGAGAGGCTTTGTAACCACACCGGCTCTCACAACCTGACCAGCTTTTACTGTTGCAGCACCAACAGAACTGTCTCGGACCATTTCGAACGTGCGACCGGCACCGCGTTTAGCTGGCTGGATGATTGCACTTTCGCTGATCGATTGACCAAATTGGGCAACGCCCATCCTGATCTTGTTTTCTTTGTGAAACGGGTTCTCAGGATGCTTTGGGTTTAGACGAGACTTAGGATTCAGTGCGCTGGCAAACAGACCAAAGCCGCCGCCGATTGGTGCAGCTATGCCTATATTCATAAAAGATTCTTCAGCTGTACGAAGGTCTTGCTGCATATGAAGCACAGCTTCTTGAGCAGCGGTAAGCGTACTACCGGCAATAGCCATCTTACCGACCTTCGCCAGAGTGTTTCCTTTTGTTACCCAGCCGCCTAATGGGATGAGGGTCGCAATATCGACGAGTGATAGGCCCATACCCATCAGCATCCCCCAGCCGCTGCCATCAGCTATCCGCTGACGACGTTCCTGTTCATCGAGTAGTCTCTCGCGACGTTCTAGGAACTGCTGTTCACTTACGACGTCATTGAACATCCCCTGTCGAACGTAGGCACTTATGTCACCGTACTTGTCTTGGTTCTTGTGCCACATCCTTATGGGGTTGAAGGACTTGTCGTACTCGTAGTGAATCTGGTTTTTGTCTTTCGAGAAACCGTAGGTAATCATCGAGCCAAGCATGGTCTCCTGTTGCCAGATTAGTCCGGCAGTTTCCCACGCCCCGGCAGACTCAGGTCTTGCAATATCGAGATGATTGTTCGTCGCTAATTTCCAGTTCTCAATCTGCTCACGAAGGGCTGACCCCCTGTAGTCGAGATCAAAAATCTCCGTCATCGAGAAGCGACCTTAAACCGCTGATCGGAAACTGGGCCAAGGTCCATTTCGAACCTAGCGCCTTTTCCTTCAGTAGAACCCCACAAGCTGCCGACACGTCGTATCAGCCCATAGCCTCCGGCATTACCATCAGACATGTATTGAATTAGGTTTGCTATCTTATCGGCAGTCGTCGGGTTCTGTGCCTGTAGCCTCTTGGCATCGTTGAAATTGTACTGGTCCGTAATAATCAGATGATTGCGTTCATCAATCTTGTAGTTGTACTGACCTAATGTGGTTTTGATCGAATACTCATCGTCGCCCATTAAAGTTTTTACAATTCCAGATGATCCGGCAAACGAGACATCAGACGTACCAGTCTCGTAATCCTTATATTCAACAGCACCAGACCTTTTGCCGGTCTCGTTGATCTTAGCAATGGTTAAATCTCGGGCTGCTTGCTGCTCATCGTCGCTGAGATATTCCTCGTTACGAATAGCCTCAAGATCGTTTCCAAGAAGATCGCTTACAAGAGAGCGAACAGAGGACGGAATGACACCAGCCAGCCAACTACCAACTTTCTCAGGTTCCTTTGGTGGTTCGGGTTTCCGTTGTGGTCTCGGATAGTCTTTACTTCGCTGTACACCTTGTCCACGACCTTGCTCAATAAGTTGGTTAGAAGATTGAAGCGTAGCAGCT